TTTTAAAGTCTTGATTAGCTACTGTTGTAATCCTGTTACCCAAGAACAAAGACTTGCCCGTTAGTGAGTCATATATCTTAGAACTTTCTACACCGTTGCCAAACGATATGCAGTTAAAGAAGTCAGTGGTTACTATACCAGCCTGACCTGCTGTTTGATTCTGCACGTTACCTTCATGGTATCCATTAGTAGTTATAGGGAATGAATCTGACGACTCATACCATACGTCTGGAGCTGTCTCTTGAGGCTCCGTCTCAAACACAACAGTAGACTCAGCCCTAATAACTTCTATCTCAACAACAGCCTTAGATTTTCTTTTGTCTGTAGTACCTCCAGATGTTGTACCAGTAAATAATAATGACAAACGACCATCATCGCCACCCTTTGGGATGTATCTATAAAATTGAGCATATAAAGTGCACTCAGAAAATGGAATATCTTCAAGCTCATCACCATTCGCTTTCTCTAATAGTGTGTCTATATATTCAATCTTAACACCATCAGCACAGACCGTGTCTGTATCAACAAATGCTGCTGCATTTAATGCTCCAACAACATTCTCTGAATCAAAGAACTGCTTTAGATTAGAGTAATCAGCCGAAGCAATTATATTTACCTCTGATGTGTACTCAACCTTTTTATATCTTCCGTTATTTTTACCCTTTCTTAATGTCTCAAATCTAAGCTTTACCCTTGAGTTTGCATCTATACTATAATCACTATACTCTCCAGCGGTAGCTGTCTCTATGTTTGCTGGATATTCTACTACTGGAGAAAGGTCTTGAGTTTTTTCAGTCTTAGACTCAACGCCAGGTGCAACAACAGCGTCAGGATTAAATATTGCTGTAAAGTTATCTGGCTTCATCTTCATATAGACCCCACCAAGAACGACTAAGTCACCCCCAGGACCTTGTGGTGCTGGTGATAAGAAGTCCGAAGGCTTTGCCTCTTTCTCTAGCACTGTAGCCAGAACGCAGTTATTAACTGCACCCTCGGTGTCAGCCTTGACATAATATCTGTCTCCTACCTCAACCTTTCTTGCGTTCTCTCCCTCCAGTAAGAAGTAGACGGAGTTGTCAGTAACATCCTCGTAGTATATGTTGCTGTATATTGTATCATACCTCTCTCTGTCAGACTTTATGGCAAACTTATATCTAGTGGCCCAACTAGGCGCAATCTGCTGAGTTGGTATTGTAACCTGTATTTGATTTCTTAAATCAGACGCAGAACATGGGACGTGAACAGTATTGTTCGTACTAACAAGAGCTGTTGATGCCCTGTTAAATTCATCCATGTATATAATACCAATCTGGTAATCTCTATTGCTGTGTAAGCTAGTCGGGTTGCCAATTTCTCTGTAGTCTACAAGTAAATCATTAATCTCATAATACTCATAAGCGTTCTGAGTAGGTGTCGAAACATTGTCAACAAACCTAACGGCAGGAAGTTGGAATCTTATAATACTGCTACTAGATGAAGTCTTAATCTCTATGGGCTGTGGAGCACTAGCTACACCGCTTTCAATCTTAGTTAACGAGTCTAGGTTGTTTGGTATAGTACAGTTAAATGTGTCGGTCAAAGAAAAACCTTCACAAGCGTCCTCAACCGCCCTAATGCTAGTAGATGTGTATATAGAGTAATTTTCTGGTGTTGCTGTAAATATATTATCATCAAGTAGCGTTAACTGAGTTTCTGAAACCACAGAAGCCACAGTCGTGGATGTGTTGGTTGACGTATTAGTCACCAAGCTACCATCTTTTACCCCATCAGTTACAAATGTAGCACCACTATCCACCAAAGATTTAGCTGTAACGCTAGTATTTGTTCCAGATGTTAGTAAATTAACTGCACCAATGTTTTGGATAAAGTCAGGATCTGTAGCTAGTTCGTATGCATTAGCAAAGTCCTTCTTAAGTATATAATCTATTGTTATCTCTTGGTTAGACGTTGTTTCAGTAGGAGTTGTGTCACCCTCAAATCTGCTGTGAGCAAACCTTAAATAAAAAGAAAGAACGGCACCCTTCTTTAAGTTAATATCTGCTAGGTCTATAAAAAACTGAGACCCATCAACAGTTACAGTAGCCCCATAGGTGTAGTTACTGCTCTCTGTGTTTGAGTCAGCCCCATCGGCTATAACCTCTTCTCCTATCTCCTCAGATATTAGGTTAGCACTGTACTCAAGCTTAACCTTGTTACCTCCTGCATCAACGATGTCATAGCCGTCTGCATAGTTACCATACATCAGTCTGTTGCCCATAATCGTCTGAGCAACTGCCGTGTGAGGTACATTATCATAAAGCCTTAGTATTTCCGCATCGTCTAGTATTGTATATATCTTACTATTGTCAAATGAAAAGGTGTAGTCAGTATCATCTGCTAACCCCAAAGCCTCTTTTTCAAGCTTCTCTATCACCTTAATGGTGGAGTCGCCCATTTCCTTGAACAAAAGCTCAACCTCTTGGACTAAGCGACCTCCAGTGTTGTATGTGATTACACACTCGTTACCCAAGTTAACCATACCATCATTCAAGTATGTCTTGGTGTTAAAGTTGAAATTCTTAGGTACAAAGGCTGGCTCACTAAACTGTGATGTTGCTGAGTACTCATTATCCTCATACTTATATCTATACCCAAAACAGACAAACCTTTCTTCCATGAAATTATTGTCCGTTGCAGTAGTCTTGACCTCTATGGCTGGAGATGCAATAGGTGGTTTTTTAATAACCATCAACTCCTCTGCACTGATACCATCCACATTCAGTACTGAGTCAGGGTCTGGATAATTCCTGTTGATATTAATCTTCCTAGGTGGATTCAATCCATCAGTAAAGAATAATAAATCATCTAAAACATCTACGCCAGTAACCAAATAGTTTCTGCTAAAGTTTAGAGTGGTATTTTGACCCCCTCCATCATCAATGCTGACAACATGATATGTCAGTTGATTTTTATTGGTGTCATAAGAAAGGATCATGTCAAGCTTACCAGTAGCTCCTATAGGGAATTCTGGATCGTGAACAAACCAATATATTGTTTCGTGTATGCCATCAGCCACAGCACCAATCGTGGATGCCTGAGAGCTTAACCCTTGACCATTGTATAGTATAGTATCTCTTGTGATCTCAAAGTTACCCTTTGCGTTTTCTACAGAACCAATCTCTGACTCTTCAGTAGATCCAAGTCTTACGTTTTGAGCGTCAATGTACTCACCATCGGGGAGGAGTCTTTCATCGACACTTTTATTCATGCGACCCCTAATAAAATTTTCTTGGACTTTAGCCATACTACTTTATCCACTTATTTTGACCACGCAAATTCATTAATAGTCTGCCAGGGTGAATGTTGCTCATTCTAATCTTAGCGTTTCTCAGTATTGAAGACTTCTTTCGTTGCTTCCTCCTGACAACATACTCCTGTACGCCTAGCTTTGAGTCTAACAATGAGTACTCAATATAAGCATAAATATACTCTTCAAATAGCTTGTTCACCATGATTGCAGAATTGTCTCCACCCTCCATTCCGTCAGATACATACTCAATGAGACAGTTCTTACCAGACATTGATGAGCTAAAATTAATAACCCCTTTCTTCTTGTCAATATCAAACGTAGGATTTCTGTTTGCGGTTTCAGTATTTAACCCAAACCTAGCCCCAATCTCGTACTCAAAATACCATTCCCCATTGTATTGATAACCCGACTGACCGTTAAACTGGCTGTCATTGTTTAGGTATATACTTTTCTTACTGCCTATAATTCTCTCGTAGTCAATCTCTGAAAACTCAGGCTTTAGTATGTTGCCATCTATGTCGAATAAAATCTTACCAGAGTTATCTTGCAAATATGCATCAGAGTGCAGTGGCTGGATATTTTGAGTTAAAGGATACAACACGCCATTATCGTACATTGATACACGAACCCAGTTAACAAAGTCACTAGGTAAAACGAATCTTATTTGGTCCGTAACATCTAGCTGTAATATCTTTATTTCCTTGAATGCATCATAATTCAACTCCTGTATTCCTCTCTTCGCGTGGAATAATATCTTGTACCTATTCTCGTTGTTGACCAAGGAATGGTTTCCTTGATACATCAACATAAAGTTATTAACAACATCCTCAAGGCTCACATACTGGTATGATCCATGGTTGCTTTCTTTTGTATAATAATCAAACTGTGATATATAAGCCATCTAATAATTATTTTTGCATATCTTTTATTTCTTCTTGTGCGCCATAGTTTACCACCTGTGGCTCTCTAATTGACAGGCCTGCATACTGTAAAATCTTAGTAACCAATAACGGTTCATCCTCAATAGGAAGTTCAAAGTCCTGATAGTCTGCCGCAGATGGGTTAAACACAGGCTCACCTCTGTCAAGGCTAATGTATGTCCACTTAGGGTCTTTCGGATACCTTAAATACTGAGCCAAAACAGCACCCTGCTCATTAATGGTAGACGGATATACCGTCATCAAAGAAGCCTCCTGAGTGTATGCAGGAAATGAATTTGAGGGAGATGTTAGTAGTGATATATTCAAGAGTCTGATGTCCTTCTGTGAGGTCTTTTCAGCCTCTTTATAGACACTTTGTGAGTGAATGACATAACTATCGCCAGAGGCAAAGATATCGTCTTCTACAGCCAACTGTGTGTCGCTAGTAAGACCTGTCACTATCGTGGTGAGCTTGTCAGTAGTATTAGATATAATATCACCAACCTTTACACCATCAGTAACAAAGTCTGCGCTTGTGTCTGCAATGGACCCTGCCACTGTTGAAGTTGCTGATCCTTCAGATAAAACACTAGTGTAGCAGACAACCGTGTTAATCATGTAGAAGTCATCTCCAGTAGTGGTGATGCTTGGTAGAAAGAACTTGTTATTACCGCTTTGTCTTAGGTACTTAGTTTCTGAAAATACATCAATAGCCTCTTCGTTTGCCTTTTTTATGTCGGCATATCCATCCCCAGACTGCCTAGCATTCTCTAGGTTTATTGACCTGTTGTATCTAGAAAAGTATTCATCAAATATCTCTAACTGAGCTTGTTTTGAGAACAGGTTAAAGTCCGATGGAGGCATATAACCATAGTTGTTCTTATTCAGTATAGATAAAACCGTATTTCTTACTGAGTTAATCATTTGCAAATGTTTTTACAAAGATACTAAAAAAAAAGAGGTCTCATTTTGAGACCTCCACTTTGCAATTATGAAAAGAAAAACTTATGCTAATCTATTAAACTCTCTAGACCTTCCAAAACTTCAACTCCATCATCTGTCTTAAAGTATGAAGAAATTGCATGGACAGGTTCTTCTCCAAACGGAATCGTCATCATTTTCTTTTTATTGTTCTCCGTATTGAAGTAAACATCTCTCCTGTTATTTCTATATCTAATAAATCCCTCATTCAATAGCTCATGGATAGTACCATGCAATCTAGTGTCTGGGTCATTAATAGAATCCATAAATCCTTGCGGATCTCTTCTAGCAAAAACCAAGATGTCACGCTTTAGCTCGGCAGTAGTAATCGTAGATGGGTCTTTGCCAAACACGGCTCTACATATTGTTTCCATCTGTTGAATACTTAATGCCCTTGCTTCAACTAAAGCGTCCACCTCGATGTTTAGCTTATTCATTTCTTCTTCCGCATCTCTCTCTGTATTTACCTCAATAAACTTAACACCGTTAAATGGGTGATAATGTAAGAACTGCTGTAGTACAGGATTCGTGCGTGGTACTCTTAACATACCATCTTCAAAAATAATAGCCTCAATAATGGCGTTGCCATCCTGCTCATCTTCAAATGGTGATCTTTGGTTCCTAGCATATCTTAATGCACGGTTTGTACCCTTTTCTTCATCAAAAAATAATAGAGGAAATCTTCTTGAGTTTCTAACTGGCAGCATGAATGATAACGGAGCTGCACTTCTGGTGAGTTTGTAGACCTTGTCTACATATTCTACTTTTTTCATTTTATACGATTTAATTATAATTTATAAATAAACTAGTGGCCACAAGATGTGACCACCAGTTTGAATTAGGTATTAGTCTTGGAACAAGAAGAAGTTGTTTGCACCCATGGTACATACAGCTCTCTCAGACAAGAAGTTAACCTCCATAGCGTCTAAATCGCTAGTAGCGGCTCCACCTGCTGAACCTGTAATCCAAGTTTTGTAACGTCTGTCTTCTGTTTCAGAAGCTCTGTATCTAACGTGCAAGAATGGTCTCTTAGCGTTTTTACCAAGTATTTGGTCATAAACAGTAGTTGAACCTGCTGGCACAAGTAGACCGTTCACACGACCAGAACCTGCTCCTGTTGATAGACCACCTCTCATTGTAGGATCATTCAAGTATTTCCAGTCAGACTTGTAAAAGTCATAACCTCTTCGGAATCCTGAGAACCCTAAGTTCAATGCCATTTCAGCATCATTGTCGAACAAACCAAAAGAAGCAGCGTTAGAAGCTCCTGATGCATTGTAACCGTTCAATGAAGCAAGCATATCGTCAATGTCGAAAGAGAAATCTCTATCAACGAACAATACGTTCTCCTCAATAGCACCTTGCTTATCTAATCTAGCTACGATAGTGTCAAACTCAGGAAGAGTAGTAGGGTTTCCACCTGCCCACACATTACCTCTGTTCTCTACTGCGTAGAAGATACCTTCAGACCCTTTTAAACCAACTGAAGCAGCGATAGCACCAGAACCAGTTTCAGCAGGAACTGCCTCAATCATTGCTGTTTCTAAGTAGTCATCGAATCTCAATCTAGTCTCATGCTCACTCTTTAAGTACCATAAGTAGCCAGCTGCACCATTTTCAGTTGTAACTTCTACCCATCCAATCTGAGCCATGTCAGAACCAGATACAGCATACTTGTCTTTCAAGATGATTGGGTTATTCTCGAAGATATCATCTGATGCCTCCAAAGATCCCTGCATTCCTTCAGATCCTTTTTTAAACTCTGAACCATAAATGAATAAAGTCACATCAGCATTAGCTAATCCTGTACCAGCTACAGCTAGTCCACCAGCCTCATAGAATGCAACATCAAATTGTCCGTTAGCTGTATCAACAGCAGTGACAACTCCTTTATTGCTTCCTTTAGTACCTCCATTTTGAGAGATAAATACCGTCTGTCCTACTCTGATGGCGATAGCACCAGCAGTTAATCCTTGAGTCGCACGAGCTGGATCAAGAGTATCGTTTACCTGAAAAGTAGCAGTGTCGTCTCCTGCTGATGCAGCAGTACCTACACTTTCATACTTAATGTGTAAACGTCCTTGCTCTGCCCATTTGATAAGGTCTGAGTTTGACGGAAGCTCTGCTCCTACCATTCGGAGGAAAGAACTTATTGTACGATTTCCATAACGCTCGAACTCTTTTTCGTAAGTGTCAGGAAGATACTGATTCAAAAAATTGAAATCAGAAATATAATTTGTCGATAATGCTACCTGCTGTGCAGATGGCTGGATATCGAATCCTGGGGTTGCTTGAACTGAACCTGCCATAATAATTGTTTTTTGTCTTAGTTTTTGTTTCTACTCTTTACTTTTAATCCTCGACCTGAGTCGGGGTTTACGGAGCGAACTTGGAACCCTTCTCTTTTAGTCAACTCAGGTGATCTACGATCAGACATATTCACATTTTTAATCTTTCTCGTAACATCATCAGTTGCTTCTGACTTGCCTTGCTCATAAAAGAAATTGGCAAACCTTTCTGGGTTCATGGCTACTGCCATAGCTTTGTGGTATCCTGTTACATCCTCAATCAATCCATCCTTGTTCATAAACTTCTTTAAGAAGTTAGAACTGTCGGACTGAGTCTTCTTGAGTTCTTCAGGACTCGAAGTTGGGCTGTAAGTGAGGTTCTTTTCATCAATTTTAAATTCAAAACCTTTGAAATCATCATTGAAAAGGCTATCGGTCTTATTCAAAAACCAATCTCTCTTACGCCTAAGCTCTTCCTCTTGGCTCTTAGATTGCTCTATATATTGTTTATAAGCTTTAAGCTCTTCTGTTTCGCTCTGAGATGTGGATGCCGTACTTGACTCAAGGGGCTCTTTATACATACTCTTCTGCTCATTGAAAAACTTTTTAGCTTTTACAATCGCTTTTTTCTTTGCTAATTTTACCTTCTTGATATCAGACTCATCGTCTAAATCTTCATCAAAAAAATAATCCTGCATCAGGACATCAATATCCTCATCATCAAGACCTTCTTCTGTTGTAACAAGATATTCTTTTAGCAATTGGTCTTCATCCATTGAATCAAAATCTCTACCTAATTTTAGGTAATCATCAAATCCTCGACCAGTTTTTTTTCGATACTCTAAGTAAGCAGAAATATCCTCTGGGATTTCTTCATTGCTCTCTTTCTGAGCAAACAAATCTTCAAAAGATGAAATCTCCTTGTCGTACCTATTTTTAATAAATGAAAGAACGTCTTCCTCATTCAATTCTGAGGACTGAGTGATTTGTGCATCCTCTGCACTAACCTCTTCAGTTTTTTCTTCAACTGCATTCTCAGTGAAAACCTCTTCAGTAGGTTCATCACTATTCTGCTCTTCTTGCTGGCTTAGTAACGCCTCCTCTACTTCTTGTTTGGATTTGCTCTCTACGCCATCAACTTCTTTTACTTTAATTTCCATTTGATTATATTTTGTACAAAATTAATACTTTTTTATTTATACTATCTTGGGTTAAATTCAGCGAAATCGAAACCATCTAGTGAATCTTCATTGGATTCAAACTCCATAGGAGGTAGGTTATTCTTTCTCTGATCAATTAACTTAGATTGCTGACTATTCTGTAGGCTTATTCTATCATCCTTAGCCTTTTCTTTTGTTTCTTCTCTACCCTTCAAGGCTTCAGAATTTACGCCAGCTAATAGCTGCTGATACTCAAACTCTTTAGCCATAAGCATCATCTTAAGCTGTGCCTCATTTTGCATCTTTTGGATATCAAATGCTGCCTCTGCTTGCTTGACTTCCATCTTAGTCCTAGCGTCCATCTGCTGTTTCTGCATTGCAGTTCTTGCTGAAATCTGCTGAGACTGCATATTCTGCTGAGACTGCATCGCCTGAATCTGCATTGCCTTTTGTTGCTCTCTATCATCCTTCTGCTTACGTTTCATCTTTAGTAGCTGATTAGCAACCTTGATGTTCTTAATCTCTCTAATGTCAATAGCATCCTCAAGATTAATGTCGTTCCTAGATAATGCAACTTGTATGTTCTGCTCTAGCTTCGCCTGTGCCTCCTCGTCTGGTGCTACCTCAATGAAGATACCAAAGTCATACAGGTACAAGTCCTTAATCTGATTTAAGATTGATACGTTGTACTTGCCTATTTTATTAATAAAATCTTCCTTGAAGTCAGCATACTCTAGTATATCGGCTATTCTGTAAGAAAGACCTTCAGATATAGATCTGAAGAGATACAGGCTGCCATCTAATATGTGTCTTGTAGCTGTGTTTGAGTTTAGTGCTGCTAACTTCTGTAACCCAACCAATGAGTTAGGGTCTGGAGTACTTCCATCTCTAGCCTCATTAAGACCCGTTACTGTCCTAATCATGTTTAGGTAGTGATTGTAGTTGGCCAACAGCATCTGTGTTTTAGATGCGCCAGAGTTGCTACTTAGCTGCTGTATTGGAATCCTAGCATTATTAAACTCTCCATCCTGAGTGAAGCTTCTTCCTATTACTGAACCAGTCTGGAAATAAAGCCTAAGAGCGTCTTCAGGGTTGTATGCTTGACCATTACCTAGATCAACCTCATTAAGCCCGTCAGCGTCAATATATACACCATCTGGAACAACCCTAGATATTACCTGCTGAAGCTTTAAGTGTGTCATCTGAATCAAGTCAGCAAAAGGAATCATCCTTCTTACTAAAGACTCAATAACACCCTTATACATTCTAGGAGCTACAGCAACATAGTTAGGTAGTGCGTGTTGAGATGATGACTTTGGTCTAACCATATTCTCAGCCATCTCCCACTTCAATAGGTAATTAGTACCCATCACCATAATGCCATTATACCAAACGTCAATGGTCTTTTCCACCTTCTCGAACTTACCTTCCTCCATCATTTCATCTGGAGGATTGAAGCTGTCATCCTTTTCAATAAACTTAACAGATCCAGTCTCAGTTACTTTTCTCTTGTAAACAATCTTCTTTGTGGTCTTATAGTTGAAGTACATCAACGTACAGGTGTCAAGATGGAAGATGTCATTTTCGTAGAACTGTGCTACGTTATAATAGTCATACCAACTCTGACTGCTCTTAGATATTTCCTCTAGCTGCTCCTTAGAAAGGCTAGGGTCTATCTTCATCAACTCAGTGATAGGAAGGGTCTTAATCTCTCCCCAATAAAAGCAGTCCTTAAAGTGTGGGTCTTCTGTGTAGCTGTAAACAATATTAGCAGGATCTACATAAGACACCTCAACTCCAGATCCAGGAAGGAATTCATGTTTTGCAACCGCAATCCCTAAAACAGTTAAATCATAGTCTAACCTCTTTCTTAGGTCTATATATTTATTTTCTTCTAGTAAGGTGTTTATAGCCTCCTCCTCGGCTATTTCTATCGCAGGCTTATAGTTGAGCTGCATATACAATGACAACTCCTCATCAGAAGAAGGTAGCTCTTCTGGGTCCGTCATAAATGGGTTAATGCCCGTCCTTTCTTGAACTATCTCAAGAACTGGCTTTGCAATCATCTCTGACTGAATCATCTCTTGAAACTGACTCCTCTTCTCTTGAGAAATAGCGTCCTGAGAGTATGCCTTAATTTTAAACAACCTATCAGACATGCCGTTAACAACAACGTCAACAAACTTAGGAATTATTGGAACTGGAGTCCAGTCAAGGTTAAGGTAAGACAAGTCACCGTCAACAGATAGTTCACTCTTGTACTTGGCGGTAGATTGCTCTCCTCTAGCGTATAGCCTTAGCTTATGAAAGTCTCTCCATTGGCTATAATACCTACCCTGATTTCCATCTTTCTTGAACCACTCGTATTGGATAGCTTGACCCACCTGAAGCCCAAAACCATCAGACGCCTTCTCAGCATCAGAAACAAATTGACTTGGGAATCCTTGTGCACTAATATTTACTTTTACTTCTTTCATCTAATGATTTCACTTCTGATGCCTTTGTTATTGTATGATGCAAATTTAACGATAATTTTTGACTGCTCTTTTTGCTGTGGCTGGTAAAGGTTTTTCTGACAAGCCATTATGGCTAACCCAGAGCTAATCGAAGCATCATGCTTTGTTCTGTTTGTTATATCAAACCTAGCCCAATCTTCTAATGTCCTATTGAATGGCATTATTCCAATCGTCTCAGTGTCTCTGTGTGTACCGTCTAAGTCAATCCCTACATACTTCTCTATGTGTGACTCGATTGCAGAGGCGTGAGACTGCTTAACGTCCTCGCTAGTATTAGGAATACCCCCAAGCTCTATCTCTGTCTTAGATAGCTTGTTATACACCTTATCGGGACGATTCATAGAGTACCCCCTATAGCCCCTGTTCTTTAGATAGTACAGCAGTCTTGGTTTGTTGTTCTCAGCAAGGATAGGCATACCATAAAACACAATAGCCATCAAAACATCCTCGAAAAATATCTCTGCTGTCTGTGGCCTAGCTATGTACTCCAAAAAGAACTCATTGCTAGGAGCATTGTCCATGTTAAACTTAGTGAGCCCATGCAAAGCACCGTTAGAACCACCCCCTCCTACTACACCTGATATGTCGTAGCTATCACAACCAAAGGCCCCGATATGCTCATTGGCTGGATACTTCTGACCGTTCTTTTGTGTATAT